CGATGAATCCCGGAAGGAACTGCTCCACCGAGTTGCCGCGACCGTCTGACACCAGCGCGCCGCTTTCGTCCGCTGCGGGAGCGATGCCGTCGCCCGAGCCCGTCGGATAGCCCGCGTCGATGTCGCCACCTTCCACCCATCCCATGATCGAAGATGCGCACTTCGCGCGGTATCTCTCACTATCCGCGTATCCATGCAAATCCCACAGCGCGGACACCACCTGCGCAAGCCAGGGCATCCCGCGCACCTGTCCCGGTCGTCGCTCCTGGTAGAGATGGATCAGGTCCGCCGCATCGATTCGCACGGTCTGCCACGATGTAGTGACGCGAGCGGTAAGCGACGTAGCGCCGGGATGCGACGAGTGTAGATGGTATGCCACGCGCCGATCCTGCGCATCGAACTCCACGCCCTGAAAAACCGTGTTGCCGCCTTGCCCGCCGTCGTACTTGTCGAGCGGGAGGAAGTCGCCCTCGAGCGCCTGAATCAGGAGCGGCGGAATGCCGCGACCGAGATCGTTCATTGGGCGCGGACGGCGGCGTAGCAACGCCTCGCCGGCGACGAAGAAGCCACGGGCGAGAAGAGACTGTAGGCCGTAGATCCCGAGCGGCGAGGACGGGCAGCAGACTTGGCCCCACGCCTCCCAGAGGTCCAGTGCCCGCCGCTCAACCTCGTCGTTGCCGAGATCCAACGACGGCCGGATTCCCGTGGCGACCAGATTGCCGACGAGCTTCTCGGCCGCGCTCCACGCCCAGGCGTTGTTGCGCTCCAAGTCGCGGCACCGGTCGCGGGTCTTGACGAGTCCGCCCGATACCTCGACATTGGCATCCGTGCTGCGCGTGACCCAGCCCGCCTCGCGGTAGCCCTGTCCGGCGGAGTCGTAGCTACGACGGGACTGCCGAGCGAGCCGGCCATCGGCGAACATGATCGGCTCGCCCGCGAACCACTGGGCGATGCGTCGGCGCGCGCGCTGCCAGCGGGTCTCAGGCATTGCGGCTCCATGAGGCGACGCCACCCATGTGGCGCGCGGAGGGAGCGAGTAGAAGGTTTTTCATCCACGCGAGCGTCTGCGCCATGCTCTCGCGGCTCTGGTAGGTGATAGTCTTGTCGCCATGCCGGACGCTCATGGCTCCGGTCTTGATTGCCGCTTCAAGCGCCGCTACGTCTGCCTGCGTGACTGTCGTGGCCATGCGACTCCGGAGGCCGGGGAGGCCGTCAGAATCGTCTCACGGGATAAGGGTGGACACGCAAGCCTGATCGTTCTTGGCTAGCACGATCTACCAGCGCCAGGGCCTCTGGCTGGTCCACGTGCGCGGGCGGTCGGGAGCGGGATGAGCCTGTGTCTGTGGAGGCGGCGGCGCTTGTCGCGCAGTGGGAGAAGAAGCAACGGGAGCGGTATCCGGTGGATAAGTTGCCACCGAAGGCGCGGGTTCTTCCCGTCTTATCGTCTCGCTCGGCGGTCGCGGCGCGTCCATCCTCAACCCGCCGACCATGAGCGAGTGCACGGCGGCGAGCGCGTAGGTTCGACAGTTCCCCGCGATGAACGATTTGCCACGGCGACGACAGATCAGGGTTCCATTCGGCACCGTGGCGCAGTAGACCATCCCAGAATATTGCACCGTTCGTCCGATATAACCGCGGCGTCCGTTGCCTCCGCCGTCGAGATAAACGCGCTCGGCTTTGCACTCACTGACGTGATACTGAACCTGCGCGTTGGAGCCGGATCGGCCGTGCATGTGCCACGGCTTGCCGAGCACAACCTTCAAGTTGGCGGAACATCCGATCTTGATGAACAACTCTTGTATGTCGTCTGCGAGTCGTCGGCTGATCGTTGCATAGGTTCGGTGCTCTCGTTGTCCTGGCTTCGTCTGAACCCATCCATCGCCAAGGATGGCGCTTGCGAGGAACCGCCGAATGACAGCCGGCCGTGCTTCTTTCACCCATGCCGGAACTTGCTTGCTTGCGACACCGACGCCGCACTCCTGAACCGCGTCGAAAAGCTGCTTGGAAGTACAAATCCAACGAACCGCCACATCGCCGTGGCCTTGTATTTCTTTGAAATGCCACGGGAGTCGAGAGAGCGTAGCGCGGATCTTCTCTGCCTTGGGGCCTTCATTCTGGTCGAGCTGTACGCGGCGCCGTAGGCCGTTCTGTGTTCTGCTTCTAGGCGCGGCGCAGCATCCTTCCGAAACGTACCAACCCAGGAAGTCCGCCCAGTCTCCTGTGTCAATGATTCGTTCTGGCTCAATGACTGGCTGCGAGAACTGAGCTTTCCTGCTGGCGGGTATCTCGACAGACGGCGATGGATTCCCACGCCAGTCCGCCGACGCCATGAGCGAATGATGAACTGTGAGATCCTTTGCGAGCGTAATGGCTGGAGGAACATCGAAGCTCCAACGCCGGGACTTCCGATCAAACACCTTTTTGAGCGTCACCATGCGATGCTCTGGCGTCACCAGAATATCGATGCGGCGCCCTTTCAGCGACACCATCTCGCCGTCGTGTTGTCGAGATATGAGAGCCTGCGGGCGCTGATATTCGATGTGGCGATCTGCCAGATTTACCGTTGCGAGCAGTTCGGAGCCATCCAGCGCGGCAAAGGCGCGCCAGCCGCCCTTCGTCAAGACTTCCGTTTCCACATCGAAGCAGTCCAGCGCCTCGTTGCGTCGGCCGTCGGCAATCTTGCACCACTCCCATACGTCGTGCCCGCGCCGATCCTTGCGCTTCATCCGCTGCTCGGAGGCAAGCTGCGTGAAGTAGTCCGGCATCTCCTGTTGTCGGCACGTGGGGAAGTGGCAGTAGCCGGGGCCGGGTTGCAGAACCCGCAGGTAGGCCGCAAGCGAGTCTTTCGCAGTATCCACGCCCACGAGAAAGAACACACCCTTGTCCTTGTTCTTGCCGGCCTTGCGCACCTTGCGATCCCAGATTGGGCGCCGGCCCGCAGAGCCCTTCGTCGCGTAGACTCGCCAGCGTCCACGGTCCCGCACGTAGTCATAGACGGCTTGCGACCGGTAGCCCGAGTCGATGCACGCCGCGCCGATCTTGTGCGTCCGACCGTCCGCGCCCGGCCAGTCGCGAAGCAGTACGGCGTCGAGGGCTCGCCACGTCCCGGCATCCAGCGGGTCGCTCTGCACGACGTGATAGGCAAGCGACCACGACTCCATGCCGAGGCCCCATCCCACGATCTCAAGCTCGATCCGGTCGTCCTGCACGTCCACGCCGGCTGTGAGCACGCGCACGCCAGCCGGCACGAGCGGTCCCCAGTCCTCGCAGCGCCCGGCCACGGAACCGGCGTCAACTTGCTGCCCGGTCTCTTCCCATGTCTCGGCGAGTCGGGTATTGACGAAAATCTGCAATGCGGAAGTGTCGCCCACCTTGGCACGAGCGGAAGCCGCGAGCCACTCGCCGATGATCATTCGCCAAGACGTAGCACCGAGCGGAGACGCCAGCGCGTTGATGCGGTAGCCCTTGACGCGGCGCTCGGGATGCTCGTGCACCCATCGGCCAGCCGCAAGCATGGCGCCCTTGCTGTGCTCCTCGATGACGCAGCCGTTCACCCGGCAGACGTACCAGGAGCGGAAAGGATCGACGCCCGGGTCGCCATCCCAGAAGAGGCGATGTTCGCCACCAGGGCCGCGCCATTCGAGATCTTGGTACTCGCCGCATTGCGGGCACGGCATCTCCCACCGGGCTTGCGACGAAGCCGCGTAGGCCGTGGCGATGCGCGAGCGGTGCGTGATCGTCGGGGTCGAAGTGATCAGCTCCTTCGCCCGCTCTCCACTGCCGGATAGGCGCATCCGGGCAAGCTCCAAGGGATCGCCTTCCTTGCCCGCGCTCACCGGATAGCGATCCACCTCATCGGCGAACAGACAACGGATCGGTGTGCCCGCAAGCGGGACCGGGGAGTTGGCGCCGATGAGCACCAGCAGTCCGCCGGGAAACATCTTCTCGGTGAGCGTGTTGTCGCCGCTGCGCGACTTCTCTTCGCTGACCTTGCCCGCGAGCGCGCCGCATTGCAGAAGGTGATAGATGCGTTGTTTTGAAAACTTCTCCGCCATGTGTCCGGTAGGTTGCACGATCATGGTGGCGCAGGGAGCATGGTCGATGATGTAGCCAAGCCAGTTGAGCCCGCATTCACTCTTGGCAGACTGCGCCGCGAACATCAGCACCACGGATGGACATGGATCATGGAGCGCGAGCCGCTGCATGGGCTCGATGAGGTAAGGCCGCCGCGCGTTGCTCCACGGCCCCGGCGTCACCGTCTCCGCAGTCGTGAGCACCCGACGTTCGGCCGCCCACGACGCCGGGTCAAGACGCGGGTCCGGGCAGAGCCCGGCGCGGAAGAGGCGGGAGAGGTCAAGCATGGCGCTCTGTCTTTGTCTCCGCGAACGTGCGGCCAACGGCACGGCTACTTGGTTTTCGCATCGCTCGGCTCCTTGTCCTCCACGATTTCCAACCTGCCGCCCGCCACGCGCTGGCTCCATACCGCGCCACGTTCCCGCACGACTACCGATCCTTGCTTGCGCATGCGGCCGATGCGGATTTCATCTTCGGCGTGCTCGATTGCCTCTTTCAGGTGCTTGCGCGAATACCGAGCGAGGTTCACTTCGATGTCCCCTTCGACGTAGCGGACGATCACCATTTGACGCTCACTTTCAATAAACGAATCTCGCGCGTAGAGAGGGACAACACGGTCTCCTTTCGCGCGCGGTGGTACGCGCGACTGGGGAAGTCTACTATGCGTTGCACTGTTTTCCGACCGACCGACCGACCGCTGCACGGCTCCGCGTTGCTCCGCCGCCGGGTGCTCCACTTCATTCCGCACCCGGATATGTTTGCTCCGTAGAAGCTGCGGGCATTGTGACAGAACCCTTCGTCGTCGGTTCTTCCGCCAACCCACGCAGCGCCGTTTCGAGCTCGGCCCGGATCGCTTCCTCGGCCACACGAAGATCCCCGCCCGCCGACAACGCGGCCCCGGCCAAGCTCGCGGGCAACGAGAGGATGCGATCCCTGACTCGTCGCACTTCCTCAAACCAGACTCGCTCGACGGTGGCCCGGTCGATCAGTCTGCCCTCTTCTTCATCGAGGCGTAGCTTCGTGCGCTGCGCTTTGACGATCTCGACGGCGGTACGCGCTTGCACGAGCGTCTGACCAGCGGGTAGATCCACGCGACGGCGCCGGATCGGCGGAGGATCGTCGGCGGCTGAAGTCGCGGCGGTATCGGGTAGCGGCTCCGTGCGCAAGCGATTGTGGCCGCCCATGCCCGGCGGGCCAGCCGTCTCGGCGAGCAGCACGAGGCTTGCCGTCTCATCGATGCTACCGTCTGGATAGCGCACGATGCGGCCGGTCTTGCCCTCGGAGTGCACCTGCTGCGGAGAGACGCCACGGCGACGAGCGAACTCCACGCCGGAGATACCCTTGACCCTGCGCCCGCTGGCGCGCGCTCGCGGGCGAGGCTCAGGAGCGGAGGTATCGGACATCATGCAGGTATTTCACCCCATGGCTAGAAAAAGGGACGCGCGCGCGGTACT